CCCTTATTGGACAGGGACCCACCTACGTTTTAGAGTAAGGCTGTAGAGCCTAGTTGACTCTTCGAGGTGCATCATCTCCACGGGAAGATCGTTCCACAGGATATAACCTGTTTTGCGATCCCTCCGGAGAAGCTCAGGACTTGAGTCCTCAAGCTTGACAAAGCACTTTGCGAGGGCCTGGACCCCATCCAAGGGGTCCGGATCCACAGGAGCAACAACCACCCAGTTGAGGCTTTCAAACCTCTGAAGGAGAGTGTTGAACCGTCTGGCCGGAACCGTCTCGCTGTAGTGGTTCCAACCAACCGCAGGACCATCTTCGGGAACCTGTGGGAGTGTTTCCCCCAGAAGTTGCTCGACCGCCTTCCTGATGGCGGCTGCTGCCAACCACAAACCAGCCGAATGAAGCTGATTCGCAGTCGACACCGCGGAAAGGATACCCGAAACGTCAGCTTGATCTGATGGAAGATCCCGACGAAGGTAGACCGGAGTCACCTCCTGGTTGTCGAAACAATCCACGCCGCAAGACTCCCTGAACTTCCCAGTCCAGAAAGACTTGTTGCGGTTGACCTTAAAACCTAGGGTCTCAAGATCATCACAGATCATGGATGCCTCGTCTGCGGGGACAATCAAGTCGTCCCCGTAAACGAACACGTCCCTGCTAAACCAATAGCAGGTCTGTGTAGTTGCATTGACGTTGGCCCTGCTGAGCCGCGAAGCCAAGATGCTCATAAAGAACACCAAGGCTTCAATGGGGAAGCAGAGGGCGGAGCCCATAGACGCGAACTTCTTGAGGGAGACAAGGTCTCCGTTGGGAAGCTCAGCCCTGTGCGATCGACTAGCGAACACCCAATCCCGAAATCTCGGAACCAAGTGGAAGCAGTCAAACACATGGGTCAAACCAACCCGATCGCTGGCGTCGGACATATCGAGGGTGGCCAAATGGCCAGTCCCCGAACACGCCTTTGCCAAAGCTTGATTCACTGTCTGGTCGCGAAAATTCACGTGTCCAGCAGTGTACCGGTTCTTATTCAAGGAACCGTACAAGACGCCACGGAGAGCCTGTTGTGCATATTGCATGCACACCGGTTCCACCGCGATGACGCGCGGGCTCTTTTGAGTCTTGGGAACGAAGACCACCCTGACGGGTGCCTCGTTCTCGAACTCGACGAAGTCCGGAGGCTCAACGTTGCAGAACGGAATCTCGACGTCGCCGAAGCGGAGGCTGAGCAAACTGCCCAGCCCCCACTCCAACCAACCGAAACCCACGTCCGTCAAACGGTCGTGCCACTTGCCAAAGTACCATTTCTGGTTACCGGCGAGTTTCTCCTGTGTCGCTCTCGGCCCATGCTTTGGACGAAGAGACTCGATAAAAGAGTCGCCTTTCAGATCGTCACTGGCATCAATGATGATGTTCGCGACTTTCTTGAAGACCTCGTACAACGCACAATCCGGGGCGACGACCTCGTTGTCGCACTTGACGTAACCAGCCATCGCGTCGTTGAGGCGCTCTGGTGAGCACTCCCGCTCGATCTTCTTTCCGAACAGGCAAATCTGCCGCACGGATCGAATGCAATCGATGGATGGGACATCAACCAACTTTCCGTCAGAATCGAAGACATGGCGCAGGAATCCCTGAAGAAATTCGGGAATTCCGGATCGCTTCTTCCCAAAGGAAAGAAACGACCCAGGAGCCACCTGACCCACGTCGAGACTTTTTTCGAAGTCCCGGCAGAATGTCGGAAGGGTGATGGTAATGAAACTGTCACCCTCGTCTTCGGCACGTCGTCTCAGGGTTTCGATATCCTTGACGACAGGGGCATCACTCAACCTCGCGCAATCCAGCACGAGGAGGGCCAAGAGGTCTACGAGGCTTTTCATGCTACCCTTCTTCTAAGAGGGGAACGCATCCAAGGCGTCCACAAACCCCGCAGCCATCCTACGCCGCTTGCGCAAAGACGCGAGCCACAAAGCTCACGTCTCACCGCCCGCCAACTTAAGAATGTTGGCGTCCGACAACCAACCGACCAGTGCCTTGGCGAGGCTCTGGGCGTCAGTTGGGAGCAAACCCGAATTCGGGAAGTCGATCGTGAATGTACAGGTCATTGACGCCGGCACGGATTGTGCCGGGATCAGCGGGTCTGTAACCACGGTGTCTCTCCGAAGCCGAGCGACGACGCGACTCCGCTTCGCAAACGTGTGACTGAGAGTAAGATCGTAAACGATCCCACTCCCATTCGTCAGTTTGTACTCGGAGCTGTCGGCTCCTGTGCCAATTTTTGGCAAGGATTGCGCGACGGTAGCGTAAGTAATTGACTGGGGATCAGCGAACACGTCGATCTCCTGTATTCTTATCTGACTCTACTCTTGGAAAGTCCAAGAGCAGCGAGGATGGAAAGCTGGTAGCCGGACAGGCTGGCCAGCTCAACACCTATCCCGAAGGGATTTCCGCCTCCGACACGTTGCTTCACCTCGTCTTCAAAGACAGAGGTAAATGTCCTATCAACCGCAGGCGATACGAAAACGCCTCCGGCGGCAGGAGCAACACAATACGCATCACAACGAATGGCGGTTTTAACCGTCCTCATCGTAAAGGAGTACTGCGTCGTGAGGTTGTCGACCGCATTCGGTGACAAATTGGAGACAACGTCCCCAACGTTACCAAACCAGTCGATGAGCCAGGACCACGGAAGGACCTCCCAAAGTAAATCTGGGGTGGGCAAAGCGCCGAAAAGCGCCGCCCGAGCCCGCGTGGTCCACTGTGAAGAACCAGTGTCGGGGATGTAGTATTGGTATTTACCAACAAACCACACCTTCGTCTTGGTTCTGGTTGTGACCCGATACTGCGTAGAGCAACCAGGTCCGTTAGGACCGGCGCCCCCGTAAACGTTGACGAAGCAGGTGTTAAAGTCTGCTCCCGTCTGCGAAGTATCGGTGACGTCCTTAATTGTCGCCTTCCTGCGAATACCGCGACCGTTCTCTCGAACGATCTGCGCCATCCGTTTATCAATAGTCTGCCAAAGATTATACATCTTCCGCAGATCATTGACGAAAGGCTTCCACCCAAACACCACGTTCAAGTACTCTGAACCGAGTGACCTGAAGCTCGCAAGGTGCTTGTACAGTCGTCCCGGAACCTGTTGGATAGGCACGAGTGCGGTTTTAATACCGTACTTACCGTACTTTCTCTTTTGGGTAAACCCCTTCGCGAAAGGGATCCGCGGAAGGTCTCGCAGTTCAATAATGAACTGTCCGACGTCCGCAACGGGATTTCCTGGTCGAGTGCGCGCGTACCCAGTCGCATAATACGACTGGATACTAGTGTTATCCGATGTCATACGGGCAACACTGTTCGCAACCGACAAATCTGGCGGAGGACTCGTGGGTACACCCACCACGCCACCTAAGTAGCATGACAAGTCAAACCCAGGAGCGACGGCGGGATACACGTACGAGCCGAAGTGCACGCACTTCGACTTATGCACGTAGAATGGCCCGCCACCACTCCAGCTTCCGTTTGAAAGCTGGTGATGTGGTTCAGACGCACACAGCGCTTCATAAGTCCATCCGTTAATAAATCCGAGTCTGCTGACGTCGCCGCCAACGAAGTACGGGATACCGATTGGAATCGGTTGCTCGTATCGGATGCATCTCGGGATGGGCTTGTGCACAGAAAACTCCCCAGCGGTGGGAAATAGAGGTTCGAGTGATAAACACCCGTGAGGGCCCGAAAGGGC